GAGAACTTGGTAGTCTTCACTTTTCATATAGTTGTCAAACATCAAGGCATCAAAGGAATAAACTTCACGGGCATTGACGGCGCGATAGCCTTCATCCCATTCGGCTTTGCCTGCAACAGGATGGAGATGTTCAATGACGACTCCTGGCAGATAAGCCAAATTGCCCAAGTCATTGCCCAAGGCTTTCCAAAAGTTGTCAAGGTAAAGATGCTTGAGCTTCGGTGGCACCATGCCGCCAAGGGCGCGGACAATGGCCGCCGACATCATCACCGCCGTTGGCAGATTCTCCCCTTGCAACAGATCATTGCCGTAGGAAAGCCCTGGTCGGTTGCCAATGGCACGCATCAAGGCAATATCCCAATCGGGTGTTCGTAGTCGGTGGTCATCGCCAATAAAGGTGAAATAGTCATATTCGTTGGCATATTTCTTGGCAGCGACATTGACCGGATAGGCCATGCCACGAGTTTTATTTTCAATTTCAATAATGTTCTCAACGCCGACTGCGCTTCGATAATTGATGAGTTGTTCATCATCGCTGTCCACAATAAAGAGCAAGTCAGAGCGACAGGAGAACTCTTTGTGACACTTGAGAACTTCAATGGCGTTGTGCGGTCTGCCACGAGTAGGAACGAGAATGAGATTATTGTTCAGATGCACTGATTTCGCCCCCAATGGCGCCATACGCTGCTAAATCTATGAATGAGTCTATGTGGTCAGGTGTCTGCATCAAGCGAGCAATTTTGACCAGACATAAACACAAAGCGACCTGTGAAGGTGTTATCTCAGTTTCAAGATACACACTCCACAGGTCTGCGATGCGTTGATGATTTGTAAGTGGGTCGCCATAGGTGTCTTGACGATCCGAATGAGTGAGGCGTTTTGCCTCATCTAAGATTTTCCCCCGTTGCATTACTACTTGCTTCCGCGACCAAACTCTGTCGCTTTAGGATCAATGGCTTTGAGTATCGGGCCAAGAACTGCGGCAGCGAAAGCCGCAACATAATCCTTCAATGGGCGAGATGGGTCGGCAAGATAGAGGGCCGCAACTGCTGCTGCTCCTGCTCTTGCGTAGGTGCTACCGACTGCGATGAGTTTTGCTTTGTCGAGCATTTGCACTCCTTGAACTTAGGTCTGCCAAAGCCCACAATGAACACCGGCAGAGATGGCTTGAGTTTGCCACGATTCTTTTTCTTGTAGGCGCGAATCTTACGCGCTACCTGACCACCATTGCGTTGGTCGCCCTTCGTGTCGGGCGCAGTGTTGCCTTCAATGGTGGTGACGGTGCCGTTGGCGTGGACACTCTCCACGATTCCTATGTGAGAGATACGGTCAATGCCATCGGCGGGGAAGTCAAAGAATGCCAAATCTCCTGGCAGTGGAGTTGCGCCTTCTGCATCCTGCCAAGTTCCTTCTTTGACAAATGCCTTGGCGCCATTAGGAGTGTAGGTGCAGTCAGGAATCTTCAAGGAGACTTGCTTGGCGCACCAATTAACAAAGGCGCCACACCAAGGTTGATTCGCCTTTTGATACTTGGTCTGATTATCGGCAGGGCCTTCAATGTAGCCGACTTCGGCGCCTGCGATGTGGAGAAAATTATCTAACTGTTTTGAGCACATTATTTCTTCAAGGCCTCTTTGACAATATCAGTCAGGAAATCAACCTTGTCTTCTAGCGCCGAGACTTTATCCTTCAACGATAATCCACCATTGGGCTTGAGTTCATTGAGATAATGCTTGACAAGCCATTTGACGCCAAGAGCTACCGAGCCAACGATGCTAAAAAGTGCGACGAAAAATGACGCCCAATCCATTGCGCTCATGTGCCGACCACCAAGACTTGAACAACGGTGGTGCCTGTGTTGGTGACGCCATAAATCGGGTTGTTTTTATTCTGCAAGGTCAACTTTTCTCCGCTATCCATTGTGAAGCCAGAAGTAGTGGTGACATCCGAACCGCCAATATAAACTGCCTGACCACCGGCGGCGTGCAGATGCACTTCTTCGGCTTCGGCGGTGTTATCAACCAAGATAGTTGGACTTGTTGTGACGGTGACTTGACGGGTGGAAATGCCCACTGTGATCTCCTTGTATGGCCCCGATGAATTTACTATGAAAGCAGGGTGGAAAGTTCTTGAGCACTCAGACCAAGGCGAGCTGCGATTGCTTCCTTCTCAGCTTGCTTTGCGGCTGCGGCGGCTTCTTCGTCTGCCTTAGCTTGTGCTGTTGCGGCTGCATCGGCTTCGCGTTGTGCAATTTCTTCGGCAGTTAATTCAATTTCCTCAACTGCGCCTGTGCTGCAATCTACTATTAGTTTTGTGGGCATTTCTTCTCCTTATGAGTTCTTTATTCCGTAAAGGGTAGCGGTTGAGTATTGAACAAAATTCGCTGCTTCAGCAACCAATTTGATTGAAGTAATTGCAGAAGTGTCCGACCACAATCCTGCGTGTAATCCGCTGTAAGCAGTTGTTGCATTATTTTCGCCAACAGCATCGGCAGAAAACGATTTATTATTACTTCCAGCATAATTAGGAATATACATTGAGCCGTTATTGAATGTGCTTGCTGTCGCAGATGAATTATTTTGACCACCATATATGAGAAAATTTGTATTAGTTACGCTTCCCGCTGCTGCGCCTGTTCCATATAATAATCTCATTGAACGATTACTTGTAGAACTGTTGAATTGTAATGTCATTCCCCAGTCAGCACCAGCACGAACAGACCATAAAATAGCCAAATCCGTATAAGTCGCAGGTATGCTTGTAAATTCTATATTTGCCGCCCCACCACTTCCCACAGTTACAGTTGCAATTGCTACATATGTATTTGCCATAGTTAGTTATGTCCTTTCATAAGACTAAGCGGCAAGTACGCCGTAGAGGGTGAAGGTTGAGCCTGAATCAAAATTTCCTGCAACATCAAAATAGCCTACTGATATGCTGGTAACTGCTGAGGTAGAACGCCACAATCCAACACCCGTCAAAGTAATAACACCCGCAACGTTGCTGCGTGATAAAGCGGTTTTGTATGTTGTGCTGTTTGCATAGTTTTGAAATTGGAAAATAGTTGTTCCCCACTCGATAGGATTTATTTGTCCAATAGCAGCATAGGTTGCATTACTTGTTCTGCCGCTTGCCGCCGAAGAACCATTACCATATAATTGAGTAATTGAATAGTTACTTCCGCTATCACTGTTCAATCTAAATCCAAAACTAGAGTTAGAACCGCCATCCCAAGTTGCGCTTACAACTAAAATTAGGTCTGTATAAGCGCCACTAATTGATGAAAAACTTACTGTGCTTGCAGCGCTACTTAGCGTTGTCGTCGCAATCGGTTCGTATGTTGCTCCTGCTGCCATTACGCACCTGCCTTTGTAAAGTTAGTTGTCATTGGTATCACGCGCTTTTCACGCCATATAGGGCGAAGTGGGAGTATTGTTGTAAAGTATTTGTCATAGCAGCAATTTTTATATAACCAATTGCGCTTGTTGACATCCATACGGAAGAAACCAAAGAAGCATTTCCACCAACACCGCCAACTGTTCCATTGACATCTACTCCGCCTATTTTACGCATTGTTTTATATTTATTAGTATTGGCATAATCTAAAATATCAATAACGCCAGCACCGAAAGAACCGCCTGTAGTTGTTCCAAAATCGTTGACACCTTCCCAGTATGTTGCTGATGTGTCAGCGGCGGCAGCAACAGATGAACCATCTCCAAGTAAATAATGGCGAGTATAATTTGCTCCTGTATCAGCAGAAGATACTCCTACATTTATTTTGAAACTTTCTACCCCATAGGTTGCTCTATTTGTTCTAGCAATATAACGAATTTGCAAATGCGTGTATGTCGCAGGAATAGAAGTAAACTCAATATATGATGAACCACCGCTACCAACAGTCACAGTAGCAATAGACTCAAAAGAAGTGGCAGCGGCAGTGACAAACGAGCGGTATCCGTAAGCAGATGCGTTGGCTCTGCTCTGCAATATCGGTGACATTGATCCCCTTTAGGCGAACTTGGTCTGTGTTTCGAGAACAGTATAGGTCGGAGTTGCGGCAGTCTTGATAATAGTGAAGACATAGGCGTCAATGGCCGAGGCGTTGCCCGCGCTAATGGCAGCAGGCACCTTGGGCGTGACGGCGCTTCCATCAATTTGAATCACATTCGGATAGTAAGCAGTTGAGCCATTTGTGTTGAGCCAAACAAGCGTGATGGCATCGCCGACTGCCAAAGCTGAATTGAGAGTTGTTCCGCTTGAATAGCGGAAGTTTAAGGTGTGATTGGCAGTTGCGTTCGATGTGTAATACCACACCGAGGCGGTCGAGACATCAAAGTTGATTGTGCCGGTTGCGGCAGAGGCAACCACATTGACATCTTCTTCAAAGCCTTTGATGACAAGATCAGATTGCGCAGAGGCAATGCTCAAAGTCACTGTGCCTGAAGTTCCGCCACCTGACAGACCTGTTCCTGCGGTGACGCCTTCGATGTCACCTGATGCCGGTGTTGCGAATTGGAAGAAGATTGCCGCGCTCGCACTTGTGAAGCGAAGAACGCCACCTTGGTTCTGAGCTAGAGCAAGGGAACCTGAAGTGGCAACTGTCGCCGTTCCTGCGGTGATGGTGCAGACACCTGCGCCAAGATTGACGATGGTGACGATGTCACCTGCGGCGAACAATCCTGTGTTGACAGTAATTGTCGTTGCGCTTGCATTGCTCATTGAGATTGCGGTTCCTGCATCGGCAGCGACGAGAGTGTAGGAACTCGTCTTTGCGCTTGCATCACCACCGAGCATCGCGGTCTGTTGCAGCGAAGTCATTTGCGCTGCGGTCAGAACTTGACCAGAGGTGAAGGTCTGTTTAGCCATCTTTTCTCCTTAGTATGAAAGAACGCCTTGCGTTCCATCCAAGACACCTTGAGTCGTTGAGTTCAAGATGAATGCCTGAATTATAGGTTCTGCCGTGAGGAACTTTGTTGTCCATGTCGTCGGTGTGATGTCGTGGGTGATTCCTTGGACAAAGAGTTCAAGGGTAATCGTCGAGGAATCCTGCGCAGTCTTGGTGACATTGATGAGGGTGAACAAGTCCGAATCAAGACCTGCCACGATTCGGCTTGTCGCTGAAGAATCCATCAAGTTCAAGCCGATAGAATCAATGCGAAAAAGAGCATTCTCCCTTGCGTGCAAGAGCATGTTTGCTTGATTCAAGGCGTCAGAATCGGTTTGCATCAAAAGGTCAGATCGAGTGCCTGAATGAATGAAATAGGTTTCAATCGAACTTGTGGACTGAACTTCTTGTGGCGTTCCATTCAACCGAGTTACTGTTATGTCATTGAAAATTTGTGTGTCGTCGTAGGCAAAGTCGATGCTCTGATAGGCGATATTGGTGCCATCATCGTTGAAAAGCAGAGGTGTTTGATCCGCTTTGAGAGAAACTGTCGTTCGCGATAGGAAGACTGCGTCACCTTCAGGATTGATGAAAAAACCACCAAGTTCGGTCTGCTCTATCGTCTGACAGGCGGCAAGAAGCGTTCGTGAGGTGCCAGGATCGGCTTGGACAGTGGTATCGCCAATGTCAATGGATTGTTGAGAAGTTGGGTAATTTGCCAAATCAAGCAAGTTCTCAATTCGCGCCCCCGTTGTTTGACCGGCACTTGAACCCGCGACGGTCGTGATGGAAACATTTTGGAAAAGGCGGAAGGCATCGACGCATTGCAGAGTAACGCTTGAAACTTCATCAAGACCAAGGCGGAATGAGTTATCGTAGCTCGTAATGTAGCCTGAAAATAAGTAGTAGCGGTCAGTGCCACCGCCATCGTCATAGTCTGCCCAAATGCGAATCTTGCGCAGTGGAAGAAGTTTGCCATAGTAGGGCGACGAAGGATTCTGAGGGTTCCAATCTCCATTGGCATCTTCAAGAGTGACAACTGCCGTTCCCGCTTCAAAGTTGTTCAAAATACGATTGCGCCCTCGACGGATGCTTACTCGAAGTGAAATGTCGCTGACATCTACAACATCGGCAGGAGCATCGGCAAGAATTGCGCTATTAAGAAAACTTGTCGGATCATCAAGAATGACAGGGTTGCCGAAGGCAGGGCCATTAGCAAAGTCAATGCTGACTCCAAGATGCGGTGTTCCTGGCATTAGATTGCTCGCGCACTATAAAGGATTGAACTACCACTTCCTTGAGCAACAAGTAATCCTGTGCGGATTGTCTCAACTAAATCGTTCTCGCTTGTGACGCTACCTTGGACAGTGATATTGATGTTTGGAGTTCCTGCATTATTGCCTGCGCCAAAACTGTCGGCAATCCCTGAATAGGCAGCGAAAGGAATTTTTCCTGGCCCATAAAGATTAGGATTGGTCATATCTGTCGGGATAAATTCTAAAGCTGATCCTCGTCCTGGTAACTCAATGCCACTTGGAACTTGAGTTGAACCTGTGCCTGCGCCTTGTGTGCCACTGATAATTGTTGGGATATTTGATGGAATCACAGGTGGAATGATGGTTGGTATAACCGGCGGAATCACAGGTGGAGTAATAGATGGAGTCGGAGTTGGAGTGGTCGAAGGCGTTGTCTTCTTGAGTGCTGCAAGGTAATCATTGAGAGCGCCCAATGCGCGTTTCCATGCTTCGGCTGCCTCATCGCCAGGCAGAGCATAAGACTTAGATAGTGCGGCCTGAAGAGCGGTTCCATCTTGAACTGTCTTGGCATAGGCGAGAACTTGGGCGCGAGTCATTCCCCACTTGCCCATTAACTCTTCGATTTCCTTATCGTCAATCTTTTCGTCTTTGAGGGCGCGTGTGAAATCTACATACTTCTCAGCTTCATCTTTCGTCAATCCCCATTTCATCAAAAGGTTGACAATAGGGCCATCAGTGATGTCAGTTGAGTTGGCAGCATAGATGCGAGCAATATATTCAAGAACTTCGCCCTTAGTAACATTCCATTTTTGAGCAAGGACAGAGACTTCTTCGTCGCTGATGACTGTGTCAGATAGAACAGTCAAAAGGTCGGCATATCGTTGCGCCGCCTCATTGAGTTTCATCTGCGCTTCAAGGTTTTTCATTATTGCATCGACGCGACG